AATCTTGTCTTACAGCCGCTTGGTTGATAATAGATGCTTGATTAATTTCCGCAAAAGTTCTGAAAACATCTTTTTGTTCATCAGTTAAGAAATTCAAGTGTTGAACTGAACCGTCATACTTCTTGATACTGTCCCAAGTAGTTTTGTTGTCCTTACCCATGTCAATCAATAATCTCTTAAGAATAGGATTTTTGATTGTTACCTTCATTTTTGCAACATCCTTAACATAACAGTTAGACCAAATAGGTTCAATTGATTGAGATACTTGCCCCAAAATAAATGCTGAAGATGTTGTTGGTGCAATAGCATTCAAAGTAACATTTCTTCTACCATAACCAACAAGTGTTTCAGGTTCACCAAAAATTTCTGATAATTCTTCTGAAGCCTTGTATGATTTATCTTTAATTAATTTGAATACCTCAACATTCAATTTTGCAGTATCCTTACTGTCAAATGGTAATCCTTTAGATTGTAGTAAAGAGTGCCAACCCAATACTCCCAAACCAAGGGCTCTTTGTCTTTTAGCGAAGTTGTAAGCTCTTTCCAAGTAAAAGAAGGCTCTTTGTCCTTCAATGGTACCGTTTGTTCTTAATTCGTCAATTTTATCAATAAACTCTGTCACAACCGCATCCAAGAAATACACCATCAATTCAACAGCATCTGTGTCTTTCCACTCATCATAATGTAGTAAATTCATTGAAGACAATACACATACAAATGATTCATCCTCAGAATTGTGAAGTGCTATTTCAGAACACAAGTTAGAGTTATAGATTTTCATATCTTTATCTCTATACACCTTAGGCGCTTTCTTATTCATAGTATCCGCAAACATGATGTATGGATACCCAATCTCACCTCTTCTTTGAATGACCTTAGCCCATACAGCTCTTTTATCAGAGTCACCGTTAACCATGTCTTCCATAAAGTCATCGGTTACTGTAATTGCGTGAGTCAAATCTTGAATTGGAAATCCTTCAGTTCCAATTTCTAAGAACTCCATAATATCAGGGTGTTCAATTGGAAGGTATGGTGAGAATCTACCTCTACGTGTTGAACCTTGAGATATGTTGTCCACAACACTTTGGAATAGGTTCATAAAATGAACCGCTCCTGGTGCGTGTCCGTTGTCGGTGATTTCTGCTCCTCTACCTCTGAGGTTACCAAAGTAACCTGAGGTACCACCACCCATCTTACTCATCTCACCAACTTCAGATTGAGTAAAGAGGATTGATTCAATGTTGTCTCCAATGTTTGAACCAAAACAACTTACCGGTAGTCCACGTTTTTTACCAAAGTTAGCCCATACAGGTGATGATAATGAATACCATCCTTTACTCATATACTCGTAAAACTTGTCTGCAAAACCAACCTTACCTAATAGTTTTTCAGCATGGTTCGCAATTACACGAATTCGTTCAATCGGTTCTTCTCCTTCGCTGAGATATCCTCTACGAAGAAATGTTATGGATTCGTCATTAATCCAATCAAAAGGTTTTCTATTTTCCATAATAATTATTACTGTAAATATAGTTAAAATAAATCGTTTAAAGTAATAGACTTTGATTTTTTACTGTAGTTTATACTACGTTTGTTAAAAAAGTCTGTGTGTTTTGTTGTTAAAATTTCGTCATTAAACCATTCGGTGGTTTCCAATATAATAGGGTTCACATCAAATACTTTATCAATTCCAATAGCATTTAATGAAATGTTAAATCTATGTTTGATAAACTCTAATGTTTGTTCTTTAGTTAGGAAATCTAAATCACCTTCTTCAAAAATCCAATCAACAATATCAGTCTCAGCTTCGTAAGCATCAATGGTAGCGTTAATTAAATCTTGAACTAATTCAGGTGTCCACCAACTTGGGTTTTCTTTTTTAATTAGATTGACTAAGTCAAATCCAAATTCTGCGTGAATGTTTTCTTCTTTAGAAGTTGCCTCAACTGCGTTACTTGTACCTTTCAATACGTTCTTAAACTTATTGAATGACATAATAACTAAAAATTGCGAGAACAACGATACGTTTTCCACAAACATTGAAAACAATATAACAGACTCAAAGTAATCTTGGTTTTCAATTGCCTTTGAATTTGAGATAGATTTCTCCAAATACTTAATTCTTCTACGCATTGCAGGTACCTCAAGTAGATTTTCAAATTCTTTATTGAGTCCAAGTACTTGTATTAGGTTTGAATAAGCGTCTGCGTGTCTTACTTCAGATTCCGCAAACGTTGCTCCAACACTACCAATTTCAGGTTTTGGTAACTTCTTATAAATGTCACCCCAAAAAGTTTTAACAGCAATTTCAATTTGTGAGATAGCCAACATAGCTCTTTGTACCGCAGACTTTTCTTTTTCATTCAAATGGACCTTAAAGTCTTGAATGTCAGAAGTAAAGTTGAACTCAGTGTGAACCCAATAAGAATGACGAATAGCATCAACATATTGAAGCAAATTAGGATATTCGTAAGGTTTTAAGTTAACTCTCTTGTTGAAGATATTTGGTCTGTGCTTTGAACGGTAAATAATATACTCTTTAGCAACATCATTCAAACCATTATCCATTAATTTATTCTCAACCATATCATGAACCTCATCAACATGAGGTACTTTGGTCTTATCGTTTCTGAAAAGACTTTTCTTAGTTAATCTTGATATTTTTTCAGCCATTTCAGCATCAACTTTGTTAATACCCATCATCGCCTTTAAGATAGCATTTTGGATTTTGTCCGATTCAAATGGTACTTTATCACCACTTCTTTTAATCACATATTGTGTTTCACCTTGAGTTAATTCATTAGAATTATCCATAATATTTAATTTATATTCTTTTTAATTTTTATTTATTGGGCGTTTTGTTGTTCTCTTTGTTTTCTTTTCTCAAGAAGTTCTTTAACTCTATCTCTCTTCTTCCCTTCTTGTTGTTCTTCGAACCCAAGGAAAGTGGTTGACGATTCAGTATCTATCTCTAACAATTCGTTGTCAAATTTACAATTTTCAAAGATAACACCATCGGAACCAATACGAGATTTAGTAATTGCAATTGTCGCTAACTTTAATTCTTTTTGTTGAAGTGTTTTAGCAACTGAAATAATTACGTGACCAACTTGAGCCTTTTTAATTGAACCCCCCATTTGGTCGGTAGTTACAACTTCAGAAGAAATTGATGAACGGTTACCTTGAGTTGCGGTCCATCCAACAAGATTCATTTCGTGACACATAGCCTCAAAATGTCTCATCACAGAACCTTCTGCTTTCCACTCGTCATTCCTTGTATTTTCAGGAACAACACAGTCAATGTAATCCAATGTAACCATATCAATTGGAGTACCATCGGCAATCATCTTTCTGATTTGATTTTTGATTTCATTCATTGTCACAGTATCTGAAGGTAATTTCTTCAAGATTAGTTTGTTTGACATCGTATTCCTAATTTCTTCTACTTTGTCCATAACAGCTTCTTTTTCAATCGCTAATCTATCAGGTTCAACACCAGTCCAAATTGTGAAGTGTTTTCTTTGAATAATCTTTGGATTGTCTTCAAAAAAGATTTGAATAACGTTATATCCCATGTTAAATGCTGTGTTAGCAATTTTGGTCATGAGTGTCGTTTTACCAACACCGGTAGGTGCCAAGATAACTCCAATCTCACCCTTTGCCAAACCACCTTTCATTAGTCTGTCAATACCTGGTATTCCCATTGGGATAGGGTGTCTGAAGTCATCATTAAGGACTTCATCCATTCCCGAGAAGATGTCTTGTACACCACCATCTCTAATTCCAACTTGTAGGGCTGTTCTAACCAATCCTTCAACAGTATCATACGATTCAAAGTCACCTTGGTCTATGATTTTTTGAGCTTTGTTCATTACCTTTTGAAGTTCTTGTTGTTTACAAAACTTCAAGGCTTTTTCTTGAACAAACATACTTCCCTCAAACGGTGCGTTTTGAACTTGTTTAATAGTGTCCAACACAATCTTCAACGCCAACTCAACTGAAATTTCTGCTTTGGATATTTGTTCCAAAGTTTCAAATCCAGGTGTTGATTGATACTTTTGGTAATATTCCTTTACCATTTGTATAATCAATTTAAAATATTTGTTGTCGAAATAACTAGGGTCTAAAACTTCGATAATGGATTGTGCGAACTCTTTATCTACGATGATTTGGTTAAGTAATTGTATTTGAAATGTATTGCCGAGATAGTCGAAATTTTTAGTCATAGAGCCGCGTGTATAAATTAAATATTACCGACTTAGGTCATAACTCAGGTAGTCATGATATAAATTTTGAGCTGAAAAAATGTCAGTCAAGCCTTTCAAAATGATTTTAAGGCTGGGACGTACATCAACCGTATATCTCACTTTTGGTGGATATAATTTCGCGTCAAAAATTCTATGTAAAATAATTTCATCGGAAATTTTGACATACAGATGGAAGTACTCAGGACCCTCTGTATTTGATGTGTTTAGGACATCTGGGTCATTGGTAATTTCATCTTGATTGTCCATCATGTAAATTACTGTTTTCATTTTGAGATTCTCGGACAACATCACATCTACTTCTTTCATGAAGTAAGCTAAATCATAGGACTTTCGTGCCAATGGATTATAATTTTTGACATTGTAAAAACGTTGAACGACAATGTTGTTGTTCAAGGTTAGGAGAAACTCCATCTTAACTACGGATTCTTCTTTCATATTTTAATTGTTTGATTGTTTGTATTTGCGTTTTTCTTTTCTTGTGAGTTTGGTAAAAGGTTTCATAAAATTAACAAAGGCATCATCGTCCTTGGGTTGGTATTTGAAAAAACCATCTTCCATCATTAAACGGATTAAGTTTTTATTGTCCCTACCTTCAGGGTCTAACGTTTCAGAATAGTAAAGGGTGACAAACTCTTTTGCTTCATCTGTGATGATGGGGTTTCTAAGGTCCACAATTTTTTGATTAATTCTGAAGAATTCATCGCCAATCTGTCCTTTTTTTGTTTTTCCATTTTTGATATTTTGTAAAACTGTTTCTTTTCTATTTTCGGAAATTAACTTGTCTGTCCTTGTACAAATATCGGAAACAGTTAATACATTATCAACAATCTCAGGAAATAATTTGACAAAAGTTTTTTCACCAAGACGGTCAA